CGTCGGCTTCGGTGCGGTGCTGGCGTCACTGGGCAACTTCGATCTGCTGCCGTATGCCACAAAGATGATTCTGACGAACGCTGTGGAGTATAAGGCGAATCATCCTGACGCTGATATCAGTCAGTCGTTGGCGATGGGGTACGAAACCGCCAAGATGACTGACGCCGTGTCGGGTGTCCCAGACCTTGCGTTCGGCTATGAGATTGCCAAGAAGTGGATGGACGTGAACGGCCTTCACACCACCACCTCGGCCAAGCAGGTTGAGCAGATCGAGGTGGAGTGGGGCTGGGCAGCCCCCGAGGGATCCACCGTGCCGAAGAACTCCGTGCTGGTGATCCTCAAGGACTACCTGAAGGGCGGGTCGCCGGGGGTGATGGGCTGGGTGGATCCGGCTGACCCTGACACTCTGTGGTATCCCACGACGGACGCTGGCGTGACCGGATCGCTGCCGTTGAAGCAGTACCTGGGTGACGCGAGCGACATAAAGGACAAGGTTCGGTTCGTGAAGGCCGAGGTCTACGCTGATAATCCCGCCAACGGCGGCGCGCTGACGCTGGAGAGCGCGCTCAAGGTGGAGGTCGGTAAGGCCATCTCGAAGGATCTGCCGCCGAACGTGACTCTCACTGACGCCGGGGAGTTCCAGGTGACCTTCGACGGTCACACGATGGAGATCCCCGCCGACGCCCTGATTGTGATGAACGGCAAGAAGATTGTGGGCTACGAGCGTATCGACGCCGACGGCCACATCTACGCTTATCGTTCGTACAGTGCCAAAGGCTGGATGGATGAGAAGCCCTCGCAGTTGGCGGGAACGTCGTATGAGTCGTCCTTCCCGAGTAAGTCGGATTGGGGTTGGGCGACTCATACGACGTTCCCGGCTACCTCTCTGATTGGGCAGTCCCAGCCTCTGGATCACAACTTCGACCCCACAGGTCTGGAAGTGACCCCGCTCAAGGGGTCAGTGATGATCACCTACCCGTCGTTCAAGAAGACGGTGGGCGATTCCCAGGTGAAGGCCGGATCAGCGTGGCCCGAGGGCTGGGTGGTGACCGCTTCGCAGAAGGGTGTGTCGCTGCATGACGACGGGTCGCTGACTGTCCTGCCTGAGTATTCGGACACGGTGGAGGCTAAGCACCCCTACTACTTTGCGGCTGGCAGCATCCTTGCGGTGTCCCCCCACTCTTCCAAGGTGCTGGGCACCGTGCACCCGTGGGAGCCGGATTCCGGCTACGCCGAGGGGGAGGTCTACGTATCTACGCCGAACGGCAAGGTTGGCGTCGGTACGCAGATCGGCACCGCCGACGTGTTCTACGTGACGCTGGAAACCTTCGTGGAGTCTGTGATCGGGGGCTCTCCCCTGCAGGTGGACGACGGCTACCTGGGATCAGAAGACGACGCCTACGAGAAGGCCATGCTGGAGTCCAAGCATTCCAAGTACGGGACTCTGCAGGATCCTGACGGCCAGCCGGAATCGTCTCCCGATCTTGTGGAGACAATTGAGGCGACGAAGAAGATCCAATTCATCGAGTCCGATGCGCAGAACGCTCTGAACATGGTCAAGGACGGTTGGACGGGTTCGTGGACGGATTGGCACCCGACTAACTACAACGCCGACTTCGATGAACTGTCCATTGGGGCGCAGGCGGTGCTGTTCGGTATGGTGCGCGATTTGATGGACAACGCTGCGGCTGTTGTTTCGATGTCCCCAAGCGATGCTCGGCAGACGCTGGTTGAGTGGGCGCAGGCTCACGACGACGATCTTCACGCGGTGTACGGCTACTCGTCGGCACTGCCTGCTGTGTTCGGGTGGCTGGTCAACCACAACCTGACACAGGTGCCTTCATGGGGCGACCCCAAGGGGCAGGCGGCGCTCATGGCCTCTGATGCTGAAGGCACAGAATGGGGATCACTGCTCGCGAAGTACGTGCTGGGCAAGCCCATCCCGAACACCGGGGGCAACGTCGAGGGCTACACCACGAAGATCTTGAAGATTCTGGGGCTCAACCCTGATGTTCCCGGCGCAGCCCCCTCCTGGGGTAAGAAGAAGGCGGGCTCCAAGGCGAAGAAACCAAAGAAGGTCGGCCCTGTCCCTCCGCATGTGACAGGGGATGTTGCCTCTCTGAATCCTTTCCACCCGCCCGCAGCAGGACGCTGGGGCAAGAAGGGCTCGAAGGGGTATGTGGATGTGTACTCCGACGGCAGCGGCGTGTACGTGTCTCCTGCGGGCAAGAAGACCACGCTGGACGCGGCGAAGGTCAGGGATCGGATCGCGAAGGGGCTGACGCTGCAGGTTCCCGCCGAGCCGCTGCCTTACCGGGGTGTGCCGGGAGCCACCTATCGGCTCTTGACCATCGACGGTAAGCAGGTACTGGTCGAAGGCAACGGCCCAAACGGTGTGAAGGGGATCAAGTACACAGCCTTCAAGATCCTTCCTGATGGCAGCGTGGAAGCCCGAAACGATCAGGACACAACGGTGCCGTCGGAGATCCTGACCCCCCAGGAGTTCGCGGATCTGGCGTTCTCGGACACCTACCAGAACGCCGGGATGCTGGTCGCGAATCTGGGCAAGGCCAACAACATCCCGCTGTTCAAGGACGAGGAGCAGGCCAAGGCGTGGGCTGACGCCAACGGCGGGTATCCGCTGGCTGGCGGGTACTACAGCAACCCTGATCAGTTGATCCCCAACGACTCTGGGTACATCGAGGCGTTGGAAGGTAGCCTGTACGACTTCAGTTTCTGGATCAGCAAGTGGAATCAGGAGCACAACTACAGTCAGAAGATCACGGGGATGGGGCTTCCGATTCCCATCGCGGAGGGACAGTACGACTCCCCGGGTGCGTCAGTGCGGCGGCTGTACTACACCCTGCGCAGGGCATACGGGATCGACCCCGATAAGGACATGTACACCCCGGTGCGGGAGGGCTCCTACGATGAGGTCGGCCCGTTCTACGTGAACAAGGACACCAAGGGTGTGTGGGCTCCCCGAGGCATCGTGTCTCAGACGGTGTACTCCACGCTGGACGTGGATCAGTCGGCTAAGGAGTTGACCGACTGGATGACTGGGCTGGTGACGGACATGGGGCTCAGCGGGATTCTGTTCCCGAAGAAGTCGATGTACGTCAAGAGTCAGAAGCAAGAGTGGATCCTCGCGTTCAGGACTGGGGACTTCGCGAAGATCAAGCAGATGGAGAAGCAGAACGGCAACGAGAACCCTGCGCTTGACGGGCTCCCCGATAAGGTCTACTGGGAGGCTCGGATCCCCACCGAGATCCCGGCTGGGATGCCTATCGGGCAGTGGTCGTCAGTCCCGGTGTTCAACTCGATGCCTGATGATAAGGCCACTCCTGAGATCGACAACTACCTGCTCGCGGCCAAGTGCGCCCACCCTGAGTACCTGTCGTATTCGGAACGCAAGGCGTGGGTGATCAACCACTTGCAGGGGAACGCACGGCTCATTCGGGTGCTGTCTCAGCGCGCAGAGCAGCGGATCCGCAAGGGCGACGATCCGCATACACCGGAGCCCGTGTACACCCCCGGGGTGACGCCTCAGTCGCTGTGGGAGCCTCACGTCAAGTCGATCCTGCAGGCTGATCTCAGCAGTGTTGCGTGGTCGCTGCAGGAGAGCATCTACGAGGAGTTCTACAAGGACGAGATGGCGGGCAAGACGCTCTCGCAGGTGATGAAGGCGTACCCGCATCACGCGGAGTTCTGGCGGTCGCTGTTGTCGCAGGCCGCTAACGTCCCGCTGGCCCAGGTGGCGTCCACGTCGTCGTTCCCTGAGAAGAAGTCGTCGTTCTACTTCAAGTCGATGTTCGACAACGCGAAGAAGGCCGAGAATCTGGCCAAGGCTGAAGCCTCGAAGATCCCGGTGCTGCACATCCCGGCGAGCAAATTGGATCTGCCGCTGGAGAAGGGCACCCACCCGTGTTTCGTGGTGGAGGATCAGAACGGCGATCCGTGGTTCTTCAAGCAGATGCCTGAGAAGTTCCGCGTGGACGTGGAGGTCATGGCCAACGAGTTGGCCCATGCCGTCGGCTACGACCTGATTCCCGAGGTGATGCCCGTCACGGGTGACAAGGGTCAGCCTCCGCACCAGATGGGCGGGAAGATCGGGTTCGCGCAGCGGTATCAGCCGAACCTGGGGACGATCAAGGGCAAGAAGGTGTCCAGTCTGACCCTGACTCAGCAGACGGATATCGCCTTGGATCACGTCCTTGACTGGTTCATCGACAACGACGACGGTCACAAGGACAACTTCCTGATTACTGAAGATGGTCACCTTGTGCCCATCGACAAGGGCCGTGCCATGAAGCACTGGGGGGTGTGGGACGGGCTGGCCGGGAACACCAGCGCGAACCACAACGCTTCGCTGGCGTCCACGGAGTTGTTCGAGGCGATCAAGAAGCACGAGATCTCCGAGAAGGACGCGCAGGCGATCTACAAGGCGGTGATGCAGCAGGCTGCGAAGATCCAGGGCACGCCGTGGGCTCCGCTGGAGGACATTATTCGCCAGGGGCAGGCACGGCGTACCCAGTGGTATCCGTCGCACACCCCGCAGAACGTCGATGATCTGGTGGAGAAGGTCAAGTTCCGGCACGACCACATGACCGACGACATGGAAGCCGTGTGGTCGAAGGTGCTGGCCCAGGCGGGCTACGAGAAGCCGCCGACGCCCAAGCCCCCGGTGCACGACATGTACGAGTCGGTGGACACGCAGTTCGCGGTGAACCTGGACGAGACACGCACGCTGGGACAGTCTCTGATGGTAGCCAGCCCGACCTGGGAAGAGGGGCACCTGCTGTTCTGGACTGACACCCAGAAGCAGGAGCGGGTGTCCCACGGTCAGGGCTACCTGATCGGGCCGAAGAAGAAGAAACTGTACACCGACCTTCACGACGCGGCAGGCGGCTCGAAGTCCCCGCAGACGCCCGAGGACTCGCACGCCCAAGAGGTCGATTCACAGTTGCACGACCTGATCACTGCGCAGCACAACACATGGCGCAAGATGGCTCAGAACCACTCGAAGACGGTGATGGGTGAGTCCGAGACTCCGGTGACGGTGGAGGAGGCTGAGACGCAGTACGCCCAGTCCGTGGAGCAGTGGAAAGCGATGCGGGCCAGTTGGGAAGCCGAGTACGGCGAGGACATAAACCCTGCCTATCTGGATGCACTGGAGGCGCAGGCGTACTACTGGTACGAGTCGATGCGCAAGGAGTTGACCGACGCGATTCAGGAGAAGCGCAAGTCGGTCAGGCCCAGGTTCAACAAGCCGAATCTGCCTGTGACCAACCAGCCCGGGAGCGACTGGGAGCAGCAGTGGCGCATCACGAAGGATCACCACGAATCCACTACGGTGTACAAGACGGGCGAGGAAACCGCCTACGAGATGCCTGTGCCACAGAAGATGGTGCTGTTCGCGGCCAAGCCTGAGTCCAAGGAGAAGGCCGAGACAATCTTCGAGAAGCGGTTCCCCGAGTTGGCCAAGATGGGCGTGACCCTGACGGTGGAGAAGATGCAAGGCCCAGACGGGGAGTTGCATCACCGGACGCTGGACATGGAATCGGATTACATGACCAGTTCCGGCTACGGCAGCGGCTACGAGTACGTGCTTACTCTGCCCACGGGTGAGAAGGTGCGGGTGGCTGGCCCGTCCAGCCTCATCACTGCGGGTGCGGAGCAGTCCACCTCGGCGTTCGGCCCGCTGCTCAAGGGAACCTCGAACCTGATGAGCATGGGCGGGCTGGTGCGCTGGGACGGCAACCCGGGCCAGGACGTGCAGGAGATGTGGGAGCACGTACGTCCGGTGGTCGATGCGTTGGAGCCTGTGGTCGATGTGACTGACCAGGATCTGCAACTGATGTATTGGCGCATGATGTGTGGGACGTACCAGACCCACGCGATGATCCCGGCTGATAGGTTGGCACTCAACGAGGCAGTCGCGGCGAAGGCCAAGGAGTTGGGAGCCCCGGCAAACCTGTTCGGGAAGGTGGAGTCCGAATCTCACGGTAAGCCGAATCGGGGTGGGATGCTGACGACCTTCCCAACGGACATTCTGGCGCAGGCCGGGATGAGTCCCGAGGACGAGTTGGCGTTCTGGCAAGAGTTGTTCACCCCGGTGGTGGGCGAGCAGATGATGAAGCAGTTCCTCGACAACGAGGGCTGGAGGCCGCGCTTCGAGCACGACATAAAGTCGGGACTGCCGTTCATGCACCCGTACTGGCAGCGCGCTGATATTGACTACATGTCGCTGAAGGATCACTGGCTGATCCACGACGGGATGGATCTTCGGCACATGGTGTGGACGCCGCTGATCTGTACCGACGAGCGGGTTCGGGCCGTGCACCAGTATTGGAACTCCGGTCAGAGTTCAGGCCCGGATCAGGCCAGCGGGGCAGGCGGTGTGGTGTACACCCGGGACAGGCACGGAGCCACCCCAACCGGACACGGACTGATTATCAGTCCGATTGTGTATGGCCGGATCGGTGTGTACAGCGCCCCGTACGACGCCTGGGGGCATCCTGAGAAGCGTATGCACAACTCCCCGCTGATGCCCGAGGACATGTTCTGGTACTCAGGAAACCACGACACCCCCGCCCATGAGGTGTGCGTGAAGTGGCAGATCGGGATGGACAGCGTGTACGCCATCGGGGAAACCTATGGGTCTGCAGAGTTCCAGACCTGGATGAAGAAGTACGGGATCACGGAGATGGGCGGCAAGCCTGTGGACGAGATCGTGGGGAAGGGCCATGCGGGCAAGCACCGTAAGGCAGAGTTTGAGCGGATCAAGAAGTCGCTGGAATCAGGAGGCTGGATATGAGCCCAGAAGATAAGTGGCGCGACAAGATTCTGAGGGCGTTCCCCCGGGGGTTCAAGGTGACCTCCGAGCGGGTTCCACCCCGGTACATCGAGAACCGTGCGTTCCAGGTGGATATGGAGGGGTTCGATCCGGCTGTGACCGCCTTCGTCGGCCCACAGGCACCCAAGAACTTCTGGTGGGTGCTGCAGTCCGTCACGGAGAACAAGGACGGCTCCTGGGATGTGGTTACTCCCACCGAGTCGCAGCACTGGACGCCGATGACAGACGAGGAGTACGGCCCTGTCACCGAGGAGTGGGACAGGTTCTTTCACGAGAGGAAGAACTGGTGAGCACTGAGTTCGAGATCGACCCCAAGACGGGCGAGGTCTTCCCATTGACCTCCGATGTGTTCCTGGCGCACTACGACTTCAACATGGTGCCGCTGGGGATCTGGAGGATCAGCGAGGCCGAGCAGGTGCCGATGTACCGGGAGGACAACGGCTCGGCGCAGGAGGGTGCGCAGGCGGCGTTCGAGTCGCGGAAGGGCACGTATACGTCGTGGGCTTCGGTGGTGGATCGGATTCTGTATTCCTCGGACGCCTACAACCGCTGGGGGCTGCTGGACAACTCAGATAACAAGAGCCTGTTGGAGTTGGCTCGCGATCTCGGTATCCGATAGGAGAGGTATGACAGTAGGAATCTTCCCGTCCCCCGAGGCTGACTTCCTTGAGTTGAGCCGCTCCAAGCGCGGGCGGCTGTACAAGAAGCACATCCTCACCAAGGGGACGCTACGCCACCCCGCCACCAAGCGGGACGTGAAGGTGGACGACCAGTTCTTCGACGCTCTGGTGGCCAACTTCTCGAACAAGGTCTGTGACATTGTGCAGGTGCCGATTGCCGGGGCCAACAACGAGCACACCGAGGATCCCACCCGCAACATCGGTGAGGTTGTGGAACTGCAGCAAGAGGGCGACAAGTTGTTCGCGGTGATCGACGCCCGGGACGAGCAGTACGCCGACAAGTTGGGTTCGACGCTGTTGGGGGCGTCAGCGATGATCCACCCCAACTACGAGGATGCGAAGACGGGTGCGAAGGTCGGCCCGACTCTGCTGCATGTGTGCGTGACGAACCGTCCGTACATCACCGAACTTGACGACTACGAAGAGTTGATTGCCGCAACCGCCGATAATGTGGGGGACGCGGCAATGTTTACGCCGGAGGAGGCAGCCACAATGACACGCGACGAGTTGATCGAGGCGCTGAAGGCCGAGCACGGTATCGACGTGCCCGCGCTTCAGGCCCAGGTGGAGATGGCGTTCTCCGCGTCGTCCCTTTCGGACACCCTCATGGAGATCATCGGGGAGGTTCCGCTGGAACTGTCCGGTGGCACCCGTGACGAGGTGATCACCAATGCGGTGCAGGAGATCGTGACCGAGAACCTGAGCCTGAGTGTCCAGTTGGAGGATCTTGCCGAGCAGGCACGGATCGCCAAGGTGGACTCCCTGGTGGAGGAAGGCCGGATCCTTCCGGCGCAGCGGGATGCGTTCATCGAACTCTCCGCATCCAACCCTGATCTCTTCGAGAAGATGGTTCCCGAGGAGCCCCTGGTTCGCCTCAGCAACGAGGACGGAACGTCGTTCACGGACTCTCGTGGAGAGCAGTTCGAGGACGAGGTAGTAGCAGAAATCCAGCGGTACACCGCGTCGGACGGCCCTGCTGTGCAGGCCGGATACATCAAGTAAGGAGATTGAGCCACAATGGCAGATCAGGTTGGAAACGCGGTTCCCGTGCCGGGGCAGTTCGATGAGGGCTCGGTCACCGATTCGGAACTCCTGTACTCCACCGTGGGGTACACCCAGAAGGGTGTGACGCTCGCCGGGGGTCAGGGAATCCTCTACGCAGGTACGGTGCTCGGACGGGTCAGCGACTCGAAGAAGTGGGCGCAGTACGACAACAGTGCCAGTGACGGCACCCAGGTGGCGCGGGGCATCCTCCGCAAGACCACCGACACCGGGACTGGGGAAACGGCCCAGGACGTGCAGGCGAACATCGTGATCCGAGGCATCCTCAAGAACGCCCTGATCTCCGGTGCCGACTCCAACGCCCTGACTGACCTCAACGCCCGCCAGGACACCGTGCTCGGGACGTTCACGTTCTAGTACGGTCGGAATCCCCGGTTCGTTATCTCCGCACGACGAACCGGGGATTTCGTTTGTGGAGGTTCAGTGCGGAATCCCCCGATAGTACGAATGACAGACCAGCCAGTGACCTCTCGCAGGTGGCGCAGGTCGGCAGCCCCAGCCAGGGACTGCGCTGCAACCCTTCAGTAGGCACGACGAAAGGACTCCTACGGTGCCTGACATTTCTCTGTTGAACCCAGTGGTTCTTCGGGGCGTGGTGGAGAAGTTCACGGCCCCCGAGTCCCTGATCATGCTTCGCTCTGTCCCCAAGACCCCGTGGCCGTACCCCACTGCCACCTGGGACGTGATTCGCGGTAGCCGTATGGTCGCGAAGCCCAACGTGCCCAACTCCGAAGCGCACATCGTGCCTCGGCTCGGTCGGTCGCAGGAAAGCGCCGCGTTCGTCTACCTTCGTGAGAAGAAGGTCTTCGAGCCGACCACCCTGCACTGGCTGCGCCAGCCGGGAGATCTCGCCAAGGCCAACGCCGAGGCTGCGGTCATGCGTGAGGTCGGTGACCTCAACCAGCGTTTCGACAACTTCGCTGAATACTGCATCTGGCAGGCACTCACCGGAGAACTCACCTTCGACTACGACGACGTGCAGGCGTCGGTGGACTACAAGTTCGCCAACTCGCACAAGCCGACCGCCAGCCCGCTGTGGGCCAGCGCCACTCCGTCGCAGATCATCGGTGATGTTCGTGCGTGGAAGCGGCTCATCGCCCGTGACGGTCGGGTTCCGGCCAAGCAGGCGTACGCCACCGAGGCCACGATCAGCCTCATCTTCGACGCCTACGCCCAGACGGCCAGCAGCAACGCCCCGTTCCTGCTCTCTGACCGGATGAAGGATCAGTATTACACCACTGGCACCCTTCCCGGCTTCATGGGACTTGACTGGACGACCTGTGAGTCGATCTACGAGACGGACGGCGGCACTGAGACGCTGTTCCTGGCCGACAACAAGATCGTGCTCGGCAACTTCACCGAGGGTCGCCCCATCGAACTGATGGAAGGCCCGACGGCTGATGACGAGGCTCCCGAGGCGTACACCGGGAAGTTCGCCAAGACCTGGAAGGAGAAGGATCCCTCGGCTCGCCAGTACCTGCTTGAGTGGAACCTCCTCCCGGTAGTGACCAGGCCCGAGCAGTTCGTCTACGCCAGTGTGTGATTGTGATCGCATGATCGCATGAAGCAGATGCTACTCTGGGAGTTGTGAGTAACTACCAGAAGTGGACACCTGAAGAAGCCGCCTTGTTGAAAGACAGGGCGGCTTCTTCGACTGTGCAGGAGTTGTCAGAGTTGTTGGGTCGTCCGGTCAAGATGGTGCGCTGGAAGGTCAAGAAATTGGGGCTGACCACTAAGGATGGGCGCAGTAAGGGGGGAGGAGTTCCCCGCACCGTGTGGACTGCAGAGCGTTTGGCGTACCTGCGGGCCAACGCCAGCACCCTGCCTGTGGCTGAGATGGCTGATTACTTGGGGGTGTCCTCTCGGCAAGTTGCGAGCGCACTGGCGCACTATCGGATCACTGGGAGGGGGAGAAGTCGTAAGCACACTCCTGATGAGGTTGAGCGTCGTGTGGAGTCTCTGCGGGGAGCCGTCAAAGTAGATCCCGGCGAGCCGCGTGAGTGTGCTCGGTGCGGGAAGGTGGAGGTTCCGCACAGGTATCCGTCCGAGCGCAGTGTGAATACTCGTTTGTGCACGGCCTGCCGAAAGGTTGTTCTTGCAGAGCGTCGATACGGGTTGGAGCCTGGAGGGCTGCAAGCACTGCTGAAGGCTCAGGGTGGCTTGTGTGCTCTGTGCTCTACCGATCTGACCCAGACAAAGATGCACGTTGATCACGACCACGCTTGTTGTTCACATGGTCGGAAGATGTGCGGGAAGTGTGTTCGTGGGCTGTTGTGCGCAGCGTGCAATTTGCTGGAGGGTCAGATGAGCGCGTATTTGGAGCGTGGCGGGTCTGTGGAGCGGTTGTTGGCATACTCGCACCGATAGTGTGAGTACGGACGAAAGGAGAATCCCGTGGAGGAGAGTCCCAAGGAATCAGTCGTGACCGAGGAAGTTGTGGTTGAATCGTTGACCACCGAACCTGATGCGGAAGTAGCCCCCAAGAAGCGTGGCCGTCCTGCCAAGGCTGCCAGCGCCGGGAGCGGAGACGTGATCCTGCTGCACATCGTGGAGGACGGGTTCACCGCCTCGGGCGCGGTGTGGATGCGCGGGCAGGAGTTGGAGTTCAAGAAGGACACCCCTGAGTACCGCGACACCCTGGATCGGACAGGCAAGTCCTGGCTGGATCTGCTCGGTGACGACGCTGCGCAGATGGAGATGTTCGGGAAGGTCATGTTCCGTCCCGGGCCGTGGCCGGGGACGGGCTTCGAGGTGCCGGAAGCCCAGAAGGCCGAGGAACAGCGGGGTCGGAAGCCACCGCGCCTCGGGGACAAGATCTAGAGGAGTGACCAATGTTGTCTGCGCCGAGCACAGCGGATCTGGCTGATTTCACGGGCACCGACGTGTCCGAGTATTCGGCGTTCGCGGGACAGGCTCTGGCGCAGGCCACATTGCTCTTCGAGTTGGCCAGCGGGCTCACTGAATACCCGACGGACGCCGCCCAGTACGCGCTGGCGATCAACGGGATCTGTGAGATGGCCGACAAGATCTACTCGTCGCAGCCCTACGCTCAGGCGCTGAACAGTCCGTTCCAGTCCGAGAGCATTGGATCGTACTCGTACAGCAAGGCCCAGAAAGCCCTCTCTCGCGGTGATTTGACCGGGGTGGCATGGTTCGACCTTGCTCTGCAGAGACTGGCTGTACGGCCCCTTGTGGAGGCTTCTGCGAGCAGTCTGTTCGAGACGATGCCAGAGTGGCCCGCTGACACCAACCTGGAGTCGTTCGACAGGCCGTTCGGGTAGGCCGAGATGCAGCATCTGTTCTCATCCACCGTGTCGGTCAGCAGGCTCAGCGTCAGTGACGGCGGCGGCGTGCCGCTGTATTCGTTCGACGTGGTGAATCCGAGTCTGCGCTGTCGGCTGGATCTGAACTTCCTGCGTCCCGGTAAGGATCAGCCCCCGGCTCCCGAGGCAGGGCGGGCACCGGATCGCGTCGGGGTGCTGTTCTGCAGCGCGACTGCGGATCTGCGGGCAGGAGATCGGGTCACGGCGGTGGGCGGCCCTGTGGATGGGGTCTTCGAGATCCGCGTGGTTCCTGATGTTGCCACGGACTACGCCAGCGGGCACCACAAGGAGGTGCAGATCATCGAGGTCGCGCAAGCGTTCCCCGACGACTACACCTTCGGGAATGAGGGCTGATGCATCAGGTGCACATCTTCGCCAAAGAGGTCATTGACGAGTTGGAGCGGCTGCAGAAGCCTGATTTCGAGGAGATCCAGGCGCTGGAGAACGTGCTGTCCGAGGTGTTCGCGCTGACGCAGGCCGAGGTGCACGTCATCACGGGCTCCCTGCGGGGTTCCGGTAAGACCTGGAGCGACTTCGACGGTGAGGCGTGGGAGGGTGGTGTGTCCTACGGTGGGCCGAGCATGGGGTTCATCAACGATCCGGTGGAGTACGCCTTCTACGAGTGGCGGCGCGGCGGCGCACACGACTTCTTCGGGCATGTGCACACCATCGACCATCGGTTCTCCGACGCGATCATCGAAGGGCACCTAGAGGAATGAGCACATCGCTGGCGCAGGGCGCTCGTGAGCATCTGGTGCAGTACGCCCCGCTTCGTTCACTGTTGGGCAGCGGCAAGGGCTTCCCGACGTGGATCTTCCGAGGCCAGGACGATCAGTCGAAGCCCTACGTGAACATGGAGGGCACGGGGCAGGCGGCGCTGCTGCTGCGTCAGGACGGCGGCTGGACGACCCCGAATCGGCACAACACCATGTCGTTCCCCCGGCTGGTGGTGGAGTGCTACATCGACCCTGAGCGGGATGCGGTGGGCAACGAGATCGGCCCTGATGTGATGAGCCGCTTCCAGGCGATCTGGACGATGGTGGATCGGTATCTGCGCAACGTGGATCATTCGGTGGTGATGTGGGGCGACATTCGCACGCTGGGCTGTGACCGCCTGGACGAGTGGTCGGTGTTTGCGCTTCCCGATGGTGGAGGTATCAGGGTTTCCCGGGCGGGCTTCGGAGTCACGCTCGGGTGATGAGACTAGAGGCCGAGGAGCCGCAGATGAAAGTTCTTGTCGCTGTCCCGTTGAGTGTCTACTCAGGGTACGGAAATGACG